ATCGTCTCGTTTTCCATCGCAACAACCTCCATTGTCTTATTTTTCTTAAACATATTTATTCTCCTTTCGAATATGATTTCATTATACAGTAGGTTATTGTTGCGAGGCAAAGAAGAGAAGGATTGTTCATCCTTCTCACCTTTCAATAAATATTCTTCTTTTTCATTTTCTCAAAAAGTATTTTCCAAGTTCTACTGCGATCACGTATGCACTTACTGCTATCAGCATATGTATATTTCCGGAAATTCCGAATATACCATCTGCTTCTGCTCCAGCCAACATCATGATCAAAAATATCACTAACTCAAATCTCTTCATAAATCCTCCTATAAATTAAATATTATTTCATTATAGGATAGGTTTTTATTGCGAGATAAAAGAGGAGGCTAAGTAAAGCCGCCTCTAGTTATTTATTTGTGATTATACTTGTTCATCCTTTCGATAACCAAGAATATAATCGACACTGCAATAACTAACTCTAGCATAATTATACCTCCTTCTTTTTAAGTTTATCTTTGATCCGTTTAATCTGTTTCTTCGTCCATCCAACGAATTGCGAACGCAACTCTGGATCTCCAGCTACGATTGTCGCCGCTGCAAGAGCAGCAGGTCCAAATATACCAGTAATCCAAAGTCTGATTTCACGACTCGTTTCGACTTGTCGATTAGTCATAAATTCACCTCCTTAAATATAACTTCATTATAGGAGAGGAGATTGTTGCGAAAGAAAAGGAAGAGCTTGCGCCCTTCACTTTAGAATATATTTCGTCATCTTGACGAGAAATGTCATTCCTGCTAAAATGAATAATACCCCTACAAATACGGATATTAACTCACATAGCGCCCAACATACCAATGCCAACACAACGAACATAACTAACAATATAATCATACTAAGTTCCTCCTTTTTCTGAATATTACTTCATTATAGGAGGAGATAAAGTTGAGAGAATGCTTTTCGTGATTATACCGATTCGAACGGTTTCTTAGTGCACCCGGCGTGTGCTTAATCATCTTCTCTCAATATAGTGTAGGTTTTCTTTGCAATTACTCGTCTTCTAGAGGTTCAGATATAATCTGTCTTCCGAATCCTTCTTCGGCCATTTCAACTTTCTCAAATCTGTAAGGTTGAATGATTAATTGAGCCAATGGAGCCCTAAGACCCCATTGACCGTTGATTCGAACAACGTCCGAAAATATATTTTTAACAACTAATATAATTTCTCCTCGATCTGAACTATTGAGAATTCCTACAGTATCTGCAAGAGTTAATCCTTTCTTATGTAGATTGAACTGAGGGTATATGGCGCCAAAGAAGTTTCTTGGTATCTCAACACGAATTCCAGTGGGTAGATGATATGTCTCTCCCGGCTGGAGATCTGCCTCAAATGCTGTGTCTACATATAAATCCATTCCAGCTCCACCGTTACTAGAATAACGTGGGGTAACTGCAGTGGGCGTCTTACTTATACGCATTATTTATCCTCCTTAATTTCACCCTTCTCTGCCATAATTTTAGGTGTATTTTGATCCCACTCATCCATCCACCTACGTGCTTTTTGAATTGCAACTGGCATATCTTTTACAGATTCAACCTTAATTGTTATAGTTAGAATTTTTTCATCACATATATGTACATTTCTTGTAATTGTATACTTTCCCATAAAATTATTTATCCTCCTATTATTTTACCAAGTCGAATTAGACTATGATATAAAGCAATAATTTGATCGTCCTTCATCTTATGAACCTTGGCCTTCCAACTTGGGCCAGGGTATGCAGCTTTAACTCTTTCTCTCATTTGAACTACTGTCATATGTTTATCCTCCATAAAAATAATAAAAGAGGCTCCTCCCCCCGAAGGACTTTACCATCGCGGCGTTGTTGAATAGCCACCCATAAACCAGCTATCAACAAGCCGAACCCTTAAATATCACAAAGGTCTAGTCGGTGGGAATTTGATGATATATCCGTTTCGAACGCGGTCTGTGTACGCCTCCCTCAAATTTGTCCAACCATATCGGTTATCCGTATGCTCAGACTCGATGTTTGATAATTCATAGAATGCAGCAACAGTGGCTTCGTCATATTCCTCTATGAGGTCGACTAACCTTGCTAAGACTTCTTCGGCTTCTCCACGATTTGTAAATACGATGTTTCCAAACTCATGTCTTGCCCTATCGCTCTTCTCAAAGTCTCTAGAGTCGTATCTATTGTTTCGATCTCTATCCGAAGATGAAGAACGATAGTCAACATATGAACGTCCTCTGTCCCTTACAATTCTATTATCAGATCTACCACGTGAATAATTATTTCTACCATTACCGAAGAACATTTCAATGATACCGAATCCCATATCAGATATAGTATTTCTGAATGCTGGAACTAGAATATCATATACGACAAATTCTCCAATGTTTCCACCTTCTCCAAGGAAAGATGTCTTGAACTTAGTTAGGAAGTTTAGCTTTTGTTTAACCACAGGACCTTTGACGATTGGTTCTAACTTCTTTCTCTTTTCTACTTTAGTATTTTCGTTTGGTGTAATTGTCTTAGACCTAATAACCTTATCAGAATTATTAGGGGCGATATCATCTAGACCTCGTGTCAGTTTTCGTTCACTCATTACATTACCTCCTTACAAACTGTTTAAATATTGGCAAATTCAATGACACGGCGCCTCTTTTATCCTGAGAATATGAGAAGGCGTCGATCTCAATCTCTTTTCCAATAGGTGAATCATATGTCATTGCTATTCTTTCTGCATTGTTGAATCCGCTACCAACTCTGACTGGTATAGTGCATCCCTCAACTGTGCATATAACTGCAGCTACCATACCTTCAATCTTTGTGCCAGGTCTTGCCATTTCGAAGTCTATTACTGTTCCAATAAATTCCTGCGCTCGTTTAACCTTTAATAGTGCTGCACTTCGGCCAGAAATATAAATGCTATCCATGTCTAGTAACATTAATCCCTCACCATTTCGAGCAGTTACTTTGTCCATTGTATTATAAATAATATCAGAATCTGCCCCAAAGACATTTCCAAACATCGGAACTAATATCATTGGATCTCTCGGTGTTGTTTTATTAAAGATAGAATATAACTCTGCATCTCGTTCTTCACCCTTTCGAAGGTCTCCTCCAGGTTTAAAAATATCAAAACAAATAGCCATAAGATCCTTCTTATTGTCAGGATACTGTTGTGATGCCTTGGAGTTTGTAACAGAGCGTAATATAAAGCTTGGTACATGTTTTAAATATAACTCTCTATCCACCAGCTCGCAGTCATAGACAGTGTCTGATGGAAACCAAGGATTGTTTAGATAGTCGTGAATGTGGGTTAGCCAGATGTCTTCATGATTTGTCCGGCTCCATGCCGAAATATCATTCGTCGCAGACTTATAAAATAGTCTACGAACTCCATCAATTTTCTCAGACATTCTCCAAAGCTTACCATCTAATACGGATATGGGATAATTCTTTAGGTTTTCACCTAACATTGGTGTAAGTTGCATAGAGCCGCTCCTTTCTTAAAATAGAATATAACATTTGGCGGGAGGCCCTCAGCGAACAAGCATCTTTTTCGGACGTTCCTCTTACCTGATACATGACCAAAAAAATGAAAGAGTACGATTAGTGGCTTCGAACCACGTCTCTGATTGCTCAGCGAGTTACCATTACTCCATATATTTAGCATACTCTTTCATTATAGGGTATGTTTTTGTTGAGTTAGCAGAGTATCCAACCTTTAGCAAATTTTCCATTCTCGTCTCTGTTTCTGGTTATTTCATATAAAAGTGGATTTTTGAGGGTTTTAAATTTTGCAAGAGCTTCCTTTTTGGTGACAAATATCCATTTTTTCTTCGCCATGATGACTCTCCTTTCTTTAGTATTTAAAGAGAAAGGGGTTGTTAACCCCTTTCACTTATTTTTGGTGTGTAAAATTACAATCGTCATGTCCGGCTCCTGTCTCTTTTGCTCTACAGCGATAAACATCGCTGCGACCACTACTCCAAGAGCCAACAACCATTCAGTTTTCTTACTCATTTAAAACACCTACCTTTCATTATACGGTCAGTTTTAATTGCGATCTCCCATAAACTTAGGATTATCTGCCCAAAGTGCCTCTGCCTTTGGTAAGACTGTATTAATGATTGTATCAAGATTTTCCTCTGTAATATATTTTTTAAATTCGTCCGGTACCCTTTTGTAGAGCTCATCGAGCACGTAAGAGCGTTTAAATTGACCTGTCTTTCCTCCAAATTGGATTTCAGCATCTGTGATAATAATTAAAGCTAGTGGGACTAAGTTTTTTAGAACTCGAATAGTATTTGCTATTCTTTCATCTTCGTTGATTTTAGGTTTTCGAGTTCCTATGATCGTTATTATAATTAACGCTATTGCTAAAATGATAGATGTAAAATAATCCATATTAATCTCCCTTATCCATGCTAACCTTCAACGCATCGGCACTGATGATAATTTTGATTGGCTCAGAATCCTTTTCCGCTCCAGGAATAAATACCTCAGTTTTGAAGTTCTTAAGTTCTCCGAAGGCTCCGTGCTTAAGAAGGGTTGTGATTAAAACCTCTGTTAGTTTCATATTTGTCTCCTTTCGAGAGTTGTTCTGCGATGACAAATTATAAAAAGAAGAATGAGAGCTTTCGCTCTCAAGTCTTCCTCATAAGTTTGTTTAACTTCATGGATCGTCTTTCAATCATCTTAGCAGACGCGTAAATATCCATTAACTCCCAAGTTATCTCTCCATCTGTTAAATCTGTACTCAGTTTTTTTACCGCATCATTAATTCTAACTCCAATGTATTCGATTTCCTTCAACTTTAACTCTTTCGTCTCTTCGATTTTATTATCTTCCATAATTTTCACCTTCCTTTCATTATAGGAAATGTAAAGATTGCGACGAAAGAAAAAGGGGAAGGGTCCTTTTGGAACCCTACCTCCTTGGTAAAAAGCTGAATACTTTTGTTCGCGTTGGAACATCCAGAACTGATTCTACGCCGATTACTACAAATGCTACTAGCACAGTGACGATTCCGTTTGCAACTACATCTGGAGATACTACCCATGTTGATTTCAACATAGCAGTATACACCTGATATTTCTTGTTTAGTTCATCCCACTCCTCTCTAGCAATTCCTGGTACCCGCATTTCTCTTCCGATCATCCTACGCGCCAATCTTATTGCAGCCTTTTCACTCTTCGGAAAGTTAATCTTCATATAACCTCCCCCTTTCTATTATAGGATAGGTTTTCTTTACGATTACACATGAGGTTCGTTT